CGAACGAACTTCAAAAATATAAGAAGTAGAAACGGAAGAAGAATCTGATTCATCATCATCCTCTTCTTGATCGTCGTGTAAAACTCGACTTAAATCTCCCATAACAACATCATCAGCAGGAATAGGTTCGATTTCTTCGATATTTCCTAAATCCATATCATCGCCTAATCGAATAGCAATTCTAGATGTTCGAGTATGTTTGAAATCATTAGAAACAATATCATTGCTTAATTTAATATCAAACGTCTTTCCAATATTGTGAGAAAACCATGGTCTATCCGCTAATTCACCATAATCATCTGAAATATCAATTGTATGTTCTGCAGAAATCCCATTGAAAATTCCATAGACTTAAGGAAAATGTTGACATCCTGTCTGAGATAAAATTGCAGAGATTGTAGCTCCAACATAACTTGCATTATTAGGATTTTGTAGTTTTTCAAATACTGCAGATGATTGTTCGGATGAACTTGGAAGTCCTAATGTTCCTCCATATTCACCTCTCATGAATTTATAAGGACTTAAAATCATTGCTACTTTTGTATGAATTTCTGCGTTTCCTAAAGTTGTTCTAATTTTATCAGATTCAACAACGTTCAAAACTTCTTCATCAAGTTTAATTCCATATTCTGTAATATGTTCTAAATCGGAAGTTTTAAACAATTTTTGGATCGGAGGAAAATATGGTTGAATTTTATCCATATTCCAATGTTGTTTTGCTGAACTTCTAAGATTAGAAAGATCATATTTATGGACGGTAATTGGAATCTGAGAACTTCTCAATTCACTATTCGAAGTTTGTTTACGTTTTACCATATTATACAGAATGAGTTAAAGCATAATCAAAATATTCACGCATTAAAGTTAAGATGAACTTCAATATCAAGAAGTTTAACATGGAAATGATTCGGACTAAATGTGCACTTGATTCTAAAAAAGCACCTGTGATAGTTTTCATTGGAAAGCGTGATACTGGAAAATCTTTCTTAGTTAGAGATATTCTTGCATCAACTCGCGATTGTTTTCCTGTTGGAACTGTGATTTCAGGTTCAGAAGTAGCTAGTCCATTTTTTCAAGATATAGTGCCCTCGAAACTTATTCATGATAAATACAATCCTACAATCGTTGGTGGAGCAATAAAGCGTCAAATGTCTGTGAAGCAATCGTGTAATCAAGAAAAGAGAAGTGGAGGTCATTCGAATGTTGATCCTCGTGCCTTCCTTATTTTAGATGATTGTTTATATGATAAATCATGGATGAATGAAGAATCTACTCGTTATGTATTTATGAACGGACGTCATATTGATTTAACAACAATGATTACTATGCAATATCCTTTAGGTGTTCCTCCAAATTTAAGAACTAATATTGATTTTGTATTTATTTTAAGAGAGAATGTAATTGGTAATCGTAAACGTATTTATGATAATTATGCAGGAATGTTTCCTACATTTCAAATGTTTTGTCAATTTATGGATCAATGCACTGAAAACTTTGAATGTTTAGTTGTCTGTAATGGTATCCAATCAAATAGATTAGAAGATCAAGTATTTTGGTATAAAGCATCCGAACATCCTGCTTTTAAAATGTGTGATGAATCATTATGGCATGATAACAAACCTTTTACAAGTGCTATCTTATCAGCCGATGAATATTCACCTGATAAAGTTCACCGTAAGGCGTCTGATCCATGGGTTAAAGTTAAGAAAACAGAAAAGTAATTATTTACGACTCTTGCGAGACTTTCTACGAGTTCTGCGTCTTCCACCTTCATCCAATGCAGCTAACATATCTTTAGTATTCATGCTATCAGCACCAATTGGTTTTTGATGTCCTGGAATAACAGGTTTTTGAGGAGGAGGTTGAGTATAATCGGGTACAACTTCTGGTGCCTTTGGTTTCTTAAATAAACTTGGAGCAAATGAAGAAGGTTTTAATACAGCAGCTCTTGCTAATTGACTACCAAAACTATCTGGTTTAGCATTTTTGACAATAGATCCAATATTTAGTTTTGAACCTAAATCTTTTATAGAATCACGAACTCCCATAAATCTACGTTTGGGTTCAATAAACATATCTGTTCCTGGAAATGCCTTTCTACCTACAAAAGTTCCAAGAAGTTTCTGTGGTATAGCCGCATATCTTGGAGGATTCTTACGAGTAGGTTGTGATGAAGTATGCGATTTATTTGACGCACTCTTTGTTCCACCTCGTTTTCTCATTATTTTAAGTCACTTAAAAGATTTTACGCATCACGAATAGCTCCTTCAGAAGGGTGAAGAGGTGTATCAAAATCCTTCTGGATATCTGCAATTTCTAGAATACCTGAGTCCTTCTTTGCATCCTCAATTGCCTTTCTACGCTTAGCATTCTCTTCCTTCTGAGCCTTGATCTTCTCTGCCTTCTCTTCCTCAAAGAAGATGTCGCGGTTCACTTCATTCTCCTTGTACTTTCGCATCATCTCATTAAGTTCCTGAGTTGCATACTCTACCTCAGGCATCATGTGTTCAGAAGGGTCCCAAGGTAGCCAGCATCCCACCTTTCCAATATAAAGATTATCACGAGGATACTTACGCTGAAGAACCTTAGCGAATTGCTGAGTCTCTTCCAAAGAACTAAAAATACGACGCACTTTTACACCACGAACATTCGTGCGAAAGTTAACCTTTTCGGTATACATAGTTTCCAGATCCTTCTCGTTCTTCAACAAAAATACTTCATACTTCTCATGAATATCAGTCTTCTTGATTTCCTCATTATGAACCTTCGTGAATTCTTGCATATCGGCCATCAAATCATCAACCTTCAAAGTATACTTCTTGGAAAGAAATGCCATAAAATGTTCCATTCCCTTGACCTTCCAATCATACTCTAGCCACTCCACAAACTTCTCATTCATAAATTCCTGCTTTTGCTTAATAACCTTCTCTGGTGAAATAAAAGAAATAATAGCATATCTCTGGGTGGGAATCTCAGGGTCCTCGTCCAAATAATCTACAATCTCACCATCTTCGACTTTAGGTAGTTCTTCGCGGGGCATTTGTTTATTAATGTTGTGGTATGTGAAAGTCCAATATTTAACGACGACGTCTACCACCCAATAAAGTATTCGTCATGCTAGAAAGTGTTGATGGAACTTGATCTACGGAACACACTCCAAATCCAATGAAAATAGCAGTGACCTTAACATACATATCAATAATTAGTAAAACTAATGCAGTCCAAGAAGATCCTTCATCAGAAGGATCAAAGTTAGTCAAATATAAAATCATAATCAATAAGAAAAACATCGCCATAGTTAATCCTAGTTGCATGAGTCCAGGTTGAGCACTGGACAACATTATTAGAACACCTCCAATAGCGGCAACTTGAATGACATTACCTGCAAGAATGATCTGATCTCTGGAAATATATTGATCATCTTTTAAATCGTAGATATACCGAGTTAGTCCAATAAGAGTACATCCGCTCGAAATAATAACGAGAGTAATCACGAATACTGCCATCGCAACATCGTTAACTGATTTGACACAAACCATTTATTATTATTGGAGTTTAATATTTGGTTTACATTCTCCTATTCCAAGAGTTTGTTGCATCATTAATGGAGCAGGGCAATCTTTACAAGGACATTCTTGATGATCGTGTCCAAGTATATGTCCCATTTCATGAGTTATCATATATTGACGATAATCAGTTAACCCTAATTTACTTTTAGAAGAACCACGAAACCATCTATCTGCGTTCAAATACATAAATCTACCTCCAAGTTCAGCACACGATAAATTATCAAATCCGCATACTTGTTTGATGGTTGATGGACTAGATAGTCTAATTAAAACACTTTCGTTCTGTAAAACCGGCTCAAAAAAATATCCATATTTAGCCCACCCATCTGGAAAATTTAGATAAATACGAATATCAAAATCAATGACATGAGTATTCATAATTTTATATTTTTTAATAACATCAGGGTCAATTACGAACTTATACTTGATGTGTTTCATTAATATGTTTCTCTATTTTTCTCTAAACAACTGTATAAAATGCCTGAAACAAAAACTGCTTCTATGCCTGGAGTTGATGTTGGAGATTTGGTTGCTCGTACTGTAAAGTATGCACTGGAGGGTCTAGTTGTGGCAATTGCTGCGTTCTGGCTTCCTAAGTTTATGGGAGGAAAGTCTCTACCTCTTTCTCAAGTTGGAATGATTGCTATGGTGGCACTCGCTACATTTGCTATTCTTGATGTGTATGCACCTTCCGTCGGTGCATCTGCTCGTACAGGTGCTGGATTCGGTATTGGTGCAAACCTTGTAGGATTTCCTTAAATTATATCCTCTCCATAATTGAATTCATAATTATAGCTATATGCTCCTCAGGAACATCACCATAGCGGTATACGTAACCACGTGCACCTCTATCGTCTGGATTATCAAAATTATCAACATTTATTTGAATTTTTGCGGATTCTCCATCATTAGGATATACCTTGAGTTGCCATGAATCTTGACCTAGATAACGAAGTCTGTACATGTAAGCTTCATTCTTAAGAACGTTGGTTCTGACTTCTTGTATGATTTCTCTAAAACTTAATTGTCCTCTCATTTAAAGGTTCTTAAATATTAACTTTAGATTTCCGTTTTTCAAAAACGAATTAAGAAGATACAGAAAGATAAAATTCAAAAATGATGAGATATATGGGTGAATGGTTTAAGATAACACCAAAGCCGTATGAACCTGAAAAGCAGACAATTGGTGTAGGATGGTTACAAATACGTAATAAAAAGAATCCTGAAGAAGCCTATCGCCAATACTTTCAAAAACAGCGAGAAGAAGCCAAGATTTTATATCCATCGTTTCGTAAAGATGTGGAGTGAACTTATTATTTCTGCGATAGTAGTCACAGTCTGTATTGGAATCTATTATTTAGTTACTGGAAAACCACCAGGAGCTCGTGTTATTGAACAAGAATTACCGATAGATTCAGGACTAGATGAAAACCAAGCTACTTTAATGTTTTTTTATGCAAGTTGGTGTCCTCATTGTAAACATGCTGAACAACCATGGGCTTCATTAAAACAATTAATTAAGAATGAAGATTATACATATGGAGGTAAACATATAAGCTTTGAAGAAATCAATGCTGAAACAAATAAAGGTAAAACAGCCTTATATAAAATTACCGGTTATCCAACATTCAAAGTTGTAACAGATAAAAAAGTATATGAAATGGTAGGAGCTCCTAACGTATCAAACTTCAGGGAGTTTCTCAAGAAAGCTCTTGGAGATGAGAAATCCTCTCATTGATTCTCCTGCTACTTTCAAAATATCATCTGTATTAAATTCATCTAAATCTGAGTCTGACATTAAATCAGGATATATAAGTTCTAATGTTAAATCTGTTTTTTGTATTTCAATGAAATTAATTACTGACATATTGAAAATTTGACGCATATAAATGAGTGGTGACATTCCTACAATATTATCAGGTGTGATTTTTTCAATAATATTAGTTTTCAAAGAAAGTTCAAGAGCATCGGGTTGAGTAACTCCAATACAAGGTGTAAAAATATCTCCATCAATATAAATTTGTCCGTATAATTCTTGAGGTTTGAAAACACCTGGAATAGAACAAGAACATTTCAGTGCACTTAGGATTGGAACATCTTTTGTAAAAACTGTTGGAATCCCTTTACTAATATTTGAAGCAATTATGTATAATGGCATTTTTGCATCACGTATTTTTTTATTACGAATATCAAGACCAAGTTCTCCAAAGACTAAACATATTTTTTCTTCAAATAAATCCATATTAAAAATACCTTTATGAGAAAGACTATGTGTAATATCATTAAAAGTTAATTTTGGAGTAACTTTATTTATAGAAAGATGTTCCTTTGTCAATTCAATTAATTTATTATCAATAGGAAGACCAAATGATATAACCGTAGCAATAACAGATCCGATCGAACAACCGTACACACCATCTGGAAAATCCAGTTTTTGGTATTTTGATAATTCTTGTAAAGCTCCAATATGTAAAATACCTTTTGCTCCACCACCACCTAATGCAAGTTTCCTAAACGGCAAAGACATTCTTGTTGTGTAATAAGTAGGAATGCTGAAAGCCCGTGAAATCTGGAATGAACAAGAACAACGTAGATTGAATCGTATGTCTGCGATGTCTCCTGTTATGGCACAAATTCAAGCTAAGATACGTCAACAAGCAATTCATAATTCAAATGCTCCTTATATTATTTATGAAGTTCCGACATATGTCTTTGGATATCCACTTTTTAAATTAAGTGAAGCTTTAGAATTCTTAGTAAAAGAGTATTCGGCAGCAGGATATTGGGTATGGGTAGTTGAAACTAAATACTTAATGATTTCATGGATGAAAGCAGTTAAAACAAGAGACGCAGGGAAACCTATTTTAGCTACAAATTATCGTCCTCAAGTTTATGATCCTTCAACTATTGCATTTATGGCTCGTGATCCAAATGAAAACTAGTTATTAATTAAATGGTACGCATGAATGTAGTTGAAACTGGGTTTGTTGGTACTAATGCTATTTTTTTAGCTATTTTTTATACTATATTTGGGGCCTTACTTTCCTATGTAATGTATCATCTATTTAATGAATTTGACGATGAATGGAAACAAAAAACTTTATTGTTTCAGTTAGGAGATGTAGGTCTTGAAGTTTCAATTTTAGCAAGTGTAGCATTATGGTCTTCTGAGATTATTAAGTTTGCTCCATCTTTCTTACCTGTACGTAAAGAATTAGATTTATTAGTAGATAATTACATTTCTGGAATATTCTTTATTTTTGCTGTATTTGTTTTTATGGATCAACTAACTGATAAACTAAAGTTCTTATTTAACAGAATTTTGGGACCTACATTTAATAAGATATTTCCTCAATACGGTTCAATTATAGATTTAAGTCTTTCGTATAGTCCGCGTAAAACGGACAAAGATAATTACACACGATAAAGTTATCAAATGGAGTGTAAGCATACTCTAATAATTGATGAAGGTGAGAAAGTATGTACAAAATGTGGAACAATAATGGAAAAAGTTATTGATGAAGGAGCTGAATGGCGTAATTATGAAGATTCTAAAGGTGAAGATCAGTGTCG